TAAATTTCTTCCGCATATTGAGAGATCGAAGTGACGAACTGGAACGTGCGATAGATTTTACACCATTTTCCCGGTCAGAGTATAAGGCAGCTTATGAACCATCTTGTGATGATTTAGAGAGAGCGAGAAGATTTGCTGTTAAATGCTGGATGGGATTTGGGTGCGGGAATTTGTATCAGAATGGTTTTAAATCAGGCCAACAGACTAATTCTCCAAATCCGGCCAAAGCGTGGTGCGAACTTCCTGAAATAATGAAACTGGCTACTGAGAGGCTAAAGGGAGTTCAGATTGAGAATTTACCGGCCTTAGAACTGATAGAAAGGTACAACACAGAAGATGTATTTATCTATGCTGATCCGCCATATTTGCATGGGACAAGGAAGAATTACCTCTATAAGTATGAAATGCAGGATGCTGAACATGAGGAATTATTAAAGACCCTTGCTAATCACCCGGGGAAAGTTCTTATATCAGGATATGACAACAACATGTATAATGATATGCTTTCAGAATGGCAAAAGGCATATAAGGTTACCAGAGCAGAAGGCGGACGTGCGAGGACAGAAGTCCTATGGATGAATTATGAGGTGGATGCCAGACAGCTTTCGTTAAACATTTAAACTGAAAGAGAGGTAGTATATGAAAGAATTTCCGATTATGACGAAAAAGGGCAAAGAATACATTCCCTATGATATCATCAAACCGCATGAAGAGCAGGCATTAAAAAACCACTGTGGTCAGACATTAGACAGATTAGCAGCAAGAGGAGGTCTGTCTTGGGCGGAAGCCTATGCTGTTCTGACAGACAGTAAATTCCCTTATGGAGATCAGTATATTTCGGATGAATTTTACGAGAAAAAAGTAAAAGAGATAGTTTCGAATGCGTAGGTAAACTGAAAGTTAGTGAAGGAGAGCGGAAATGTGTGATTTTTGCGAGAAGTATGCAAATGTAAGCGGCAAACATGGAACTATTAGGCTGGGAGCAGAAAATTATATGCTCTTTGCCAATAGTGAAAACGAGCCGATGGGAGCAATAAAAATAAAAATCTGCCCGCTGTGCGGCAGAGAATTGACGGCCGATGGGATAAATGGGATAGTTAGTGAAGGAGTGATAGAAAAAGAGTAATAAGTATCATACACAATTTTAGAGCCAACTGCAGAGGAGCCTGCAATCGTAACCAATAAAACAGCGGTAGACCATCCAACCAAAGATATCATCTACCGCTCAACTGCTTAAGGACATCATACCATAATGTGATACCTTAGGCAATACGAAAGAGGTGCGAGTATGACCAAAAATGACCTGATCAATGATGTTGCCTATGAATTACGAGATACCATGACACGAGAGCAGATCGACCGCATGAAGATTACGCTTTACGTAAAATTGCAGGACTTTGAGCTGGCAGAGATCAAACAGCTGCCTATGACTATTGAGCATGACAATGAGTGGTTAATGCAGAGGTACTGCGTGGACATGGTGGCAGCAGGACTCCATGCAGGCACGATCAAGAGCTACATCGGAGTCATTAAAACGTTTTTTGACTTTGTTGGAAGAAATTATAAATATGTGACAGCACAGGATATCACAGATTACCTTGCTATCAGGAGTTACCGGGATCATATCAGCCAAAATTATAAGTCCACCATATACCGGTATCTCTGCACGTTCTTCGGCTGGGCATTCCGCAAACAGCACATCAAGAATAATATCATTGATGGCGTTGATCGTGTTAAGCAGGTGAAAAAGAAAAAGGTTCGCCTGACGGATGAGGAAGTGGAAACTATCCGTTATGCATTGCAGACACCCAAGGAAAAGGCTTTGTTTGAATTGATGATCTGTACCGGCATGCGTGTAGGTGAAATCTCTTACCTCAACGTGTCAGATATTGATCTGACAAATAAGCAGGTATCAATTTATGCCGAAAAAACGGATACCTATCGCACAGGAATGCTCACTCCAGTAGCTGTGATGGCATTGAGAAATTATATCGGTGACAGACCTGGAACTGATCCGCTGTTTTTGGCAGATCGGGCACCGCATAACAGAATGAAAGAGTATGGAATTGAAAGGCTGGCTAAAGAAATGGCTGTCCGTGGCGGAGTAACCAGGATAACAGCAACCGTGCATGTGTATCGTAAGACATTTGCAAGTGTACTGTATCGTAAGACAGGGGATGTATTGCTGGTAAGTAAATTACTGGGACATGCAAAGCCGGACATGACAGTCCAGTATTACCTGATAGATGACATCGAAGAGATGCAGCACAAATATAACAGAGTAGCATAGTAACCGCACCGGAATTGCACCGGTGCAACAGAAAGGAGAAAGCATCGATGCAAAGAATTAACAGAGCAAGCTGGCGGATTATCGAAACTATATTATTACGGTATCCCCAACGCAAGAAAGAATATGAGGAGTACATATCGGACATTATGGCATCACCGGCGGGAGGCAGCAGTCGTCCGTCGGATCCTGCCAAGGAAAGAGACAAGGCACAGTCTGTCACAGAGGCAAAAGCCCTGAAGATGACATCCGTATACCATGAACGGATCAAGAAAGAGATTGAGGCAGTGGAATTTGTATATAATTCTCTTCGACCAGAAGAACAGAAGGTAATCCGGATCAGGTACTGGAGTAAAGGTCTCAGAGCACCGATTCCCTACCTAAAAATCGGTGGTGCCTCGTACAGTGAGAGACAAATGAAGAGGATAGTTTTTAAGACTATAGAACAGATTGGAAGGTATATTGGGGAGTTAAAGTAAAAGATGGCATGATTTCGCATGTCAAATGTGATAATATAGTATCGTGATAAATTAGTGACAGGGCAATGCAGATAGCTGCGTTGCCTTTTTTCGTGGAGTTGCACCGGTGCAACTTTAGAGAGATGGTGAGCAGATGGCAAAGGGCAAATATAAATATTGGCTGACACCGGAAGGCTTACTAAAGCTGGAAGGATGGACAAGGGATGGACTAACAGAAGAGCAGATCGCTGGTAATATGGGAATCTCCAGGTCTACATTAAATGAATGGAAAAAATTGTATCCGGACATTTCGGACACCCTAAAAAGGGGAAAGGAAGTTGTGGACCTGCAAGTAGAAAATGCGCTCTTGAAAAGGGCACTGGGATATCGGTATACAGAAGACAAATATGTAAGCGTTCCGATGGAGCAGGAAGAATATAGTCAAAAGCTATTTGAATATATGAATCGCTACAAACTGGAGCATCCGGAGGCAACAGATGATGAGCTGATGCTTGTAAGAGAGAAGTTTCCCAAAACAAAAGAAATGCTTGTGGAACGAAAAGTAAAAGAAGTAGAGCCGGATACCACAGCCCAGATATTCTGGTTGAAGAACCGAAAACCGGATAAATGGAGAGATAAACAGGATGTCCAGATCTCCGGAGAACTCAAGTCCGAACAGAGTAAACTGGATGACCTGATCAGACAGATGCGTGGTGATGGGTAATGAGCGCAAGTAAGCTCCTGTTGTCAGAGAAATACAAAGCATTCCTGAAATGTGATGCTCCGGTGGAATTTCTGGAAGGAACCACGGCGGCAGGTAAAACAACGGTAGGAATCTTCAAGTTTATGCTTAAAGTAGCGGAAAGTCCCAAGAAGCTTCACATCATTGCTGCGGATGACACCGGAACTGCTGAGAAGAACATCATCAACAAAGACCTTGGTATACTGGATGATTTTGGCATTCTGGTGGAATATAACGGCAGTGGAACCAAAGACGATAAGATTCCACATCTGATTCTGCATACTGGCAGGGGAGATAAAGTCATTTATGTGCTGGGCTACGGTAACAAGAGAAAGTGGAAGAAGGCCCTGGGTGGACAATATGGCTGTCTGTACATAGATGAAGTAAATACCGCAGACATAGATTTTGTCAGAGAAGCATCCATGAGATGTGATTATCTGATGGCAACACTAAACCCAGACGATCCGGGACTGCCGGTGTACAAAGAATATATCAACTGTGCACGTCCTCTTCCGGAATGGAAGGATGAGACACCACAGGAAATCATAGAGGAACTGAAAGAAGAGCCAAAGGACGGATGGATCCATTGGTTCTTTTCTTTTAAAGACAATGCAGGCCTTCCACCGGATAAACTGCAGATGATCCTGCAAAACACACCGAAGGGAACAAAGATCTGGAAAAATAAGATCCAGGGTCTCCGCGGAAAAGCGACAGGGTTGGTATTCGCCAACTTTGTCAGAAAGAAACATGTTGTTACTGCTGCATGGGTGAAGAAACAGATTGCAGATGGGAAGATCCGTTTCAGGAAGTTTACGGCCGGACTGGATACATCATATTCCTCAAAATCTCCGGATACCATTGCAATGATCTTCCAGGGCATTACGGATGACCGCAAGCTGATCACACTGGCTGAAATGGTGTATAGCAATGCTGATCTCAGTGTGCCGTTGGCACCATCTGACACAACGGTAAAGTTTATAGCTTTTCTGGATAGATGCAGATCGGAATGGGGATTTGCAAAAGAATCCTTTGTTGACTGCGCGGATGCGGCGACAATAACAGAACTTCGGAAGTATAAGCGCCTGCATGGGTGCCTTTACAATTTCATTGAGTCCTACAAAAAGGTAACAATACTGGATCGTATCAATTTACAGCTGGGATGGATCCAGCAGGACTGCTATCTGGTAGTTGAGGATTGCACAAACCATATCTCAGAATTGGAACGCTATTCATGGGACGAGGAAGAGGATGTCCCGGTACCGGAGGATAAGAACGACCATACGATCAATGCAAACCAGTACGGATGGATTCCATACCGGAATATGATTGGATTCGAGGAGGATAAACAGAGGTGAACCTGATGGAAAAGATAAATGAGAATATCAAAAGAGGTATACGGAGCTGGCTGAATGTTTCTCCGGCGAATCCTTATGTGTTCAATATCGATGAGATGATGGACTTCGAGGGGAATGCGATCCGAAACCGCATCTGGTATCGTGGTGACAGCAACGAACTGGAGCAGTTCTATGAGCAGAATGCGGAATATGCAGATAAATATAAATTCTGGTCCAGCAAGAGTACACCGGGGATGGAAATGCGCAAGATCCACACAGGTGTTCCGGCGCTTACGGTGAGAACTCTGGCAGCAGTAGTCCTTCCAGATATGGGGGAATTTGAATTTTCCTCAGAGAACGAAATGCAGAAACAGATATGGAAAGACATTGCAAAGCCTGAGAATAATAACTTTGCCGATAAGGTAGAGGATGCAATCAAAGAAGCACTGTATATCGGAGACGGGGCTTTTAAAGTGTCCATTGATACAGAAGTCAGTGAGTATCCGATTTTAGAATGGTATGCCGGGGATCGTGTCGAAATCATACGGAAAAAGGACAAGGTCCGGGAAGTGATATTTAAGACACCATACAGCGGAGGAGGAAAGACATATGTGCTCAATGAGGTATATGGATATGGGTATGTAAAGAACGAACTGTATCTGGATAACAGACAGGTTCCGCTGACTACACTACAGATAACCAATTCACTGGAAGATGTGACCTTCGATAAAAGCGTTATGCTGGCGGTGCCTATGATGTTCTATAAGTCGGCAAAATATGAAGGACGTGGCGGAAGTATCTTTGACGGAAAGGTGGACAGCTATGATGCGCTAGATGAAGTATGGAGCCAGTGGATGGATGCGCTGAGAGCAGGAAGAGCCAAAACATATATTCCGGACTGTCTGGTTCCGAGGGATCCGGAAACAGGAGCTGCGATAACACCGAATCCGTTCGATAACAGATATTTTGCAGCAGAAGGAGACCAGCGCGAAGGGCAGAAAAACGTAATCAGTACAGACCAGCCGAGCATTCCTCATGACAGCTATCAGGCTTCCTACTGTACGGCACTGGACCTTTGCCTGCAGGGGATCATCAGTCCTTCTACACTGGGGATTGATGTAAAAAAACTGGATAATGCAGAAGCGCAGCGTGAAAAAGAAAAAACAACGCTGTACACAAGAAACATTATCGTGGAAACTCTTCAGACAGTATTGCCACAGGTAGTATCCATGTGTATCAACGCATATCACCTGATGAAGAATGAGGCAGTGGAAAGTGTAGAGGTAAATCTCCCATTTGGAGAATATGCCAATCCTTCATTTGAATCTCAGGTGGAAACAGTTGGTAAGGCAAAGCAGAGCGGAATCATGAGCATTGAGCGCTGTGTGGAGGAACTATACGGTGACAGTCTGGACGATGATTGCAAACGAGAAGAAATCGCAAGGCTCAAGGCAGAGCAGGGGATTCAGAGCATTCCGGAGCCGGAGATCAGAACGGATGCAGGAGAATTCAGGATAAACGGATTTACTGGAGGTAGTGATGGAAGTAAAAGTAGCGAAAAAAACATACCGGATGAACCGGGAGGAGTACCAGGGACTTCTGAAGGTGGCCAGTGAGCAGGTACCGAAAGGAATCTATGCAGTGGAAAAAGGTAATTATGCGGAACTTCGCTGTGATCATTGTACCAGCGTCACGCAGATCAAGACATTGACCAGACAGTTCAGAAGCCAGGGATTCAAGGTATATGCAAACGGCAGGTGATTAGATGCCTAAGATAAATTCAGAATATGATATCGGAGCAGCATTCGAAGCTATTGAGAATGAACTCATTGCTTCCATGATCCGGAATATGCGAAGACATAAGATTGAGGAAATCGATGAAGATAAGCAGTGGTCCATGTGGCAGACAGAGCAGCTCCGGTCGTTGGAAAAGTACAGAAAAGAGAATCAGGAACGATTTGGTACAAAATTTAAAGACATTAATAACCGGATCGAAGTGCTGATCAGTACTGCCAGGGATGAAGGAGATATGGAGCAGGAGATAGCCATACTGGAGGCTATAAAGAAAGGTTTCCCAGCAAGAAGAGTAAGTCCGGGAGCATCGGCGGCATTCTTCCGGTTGAACCAGAGGAAGCTGGAGGCGCTGATCCGGGCGACCACATCAGACATGGAAAAGGCTGAGACAGCCGTCCTGCGCATGGCAAATGACCAATATCGTAAGATTATTTTTAATGCTCAGGTATATGCCAACAGTGGAGCAGGGACTTATGAGAAGGCGGTAGACATGGCTACAAAGGATTTCATTGCCACTGGTCTTAACTGTGTGGAATATGCCAATGGATCCAGACACACATTGGCAGACTATGCGGACATGGCAATACGGACAGCCAGTAAGCGTGCATACCTGCAGGGGGAAGGGCAGAAAAGGCAGGAATGGGGGATATCCACGGTGATCATGAATAAGCGTGGAAATCCCTGCCCCAAGTGTTTACCGTTTGTTGGTAAGATACTGATCGATGATGTATGGAGCGGTGGAAGCGCCAAGGATGGACCATATCCCCTGATGAGCGCGGCAATAGCAGCAGGACTATACCACCCTAGATGCAGAGACAGCCACACTACCTATTTTCCAGAACTGGAGGATTTGGATAATGAATACAGTAAAAAAGACATAGAAGATATCGAAGAACAGAACAGGAAAGAAGCAAGACAGCAATATGCAGAGAGACAGGAGAAAAAATTCCATAGATTAGCATCATTTTCACTGGATCCGGAGAATAAAAGCAAGTACCGTGCGAAGGAAAAAGAATGGAGTCAGGAAACGGAAGACCGGTATAAAGTTCCTGATGAGGTGAAAGTGCCGAGATCGGATACTCCGCAGAGCATGATCGATTTAGTGGATCAGTACACAAGAGATGAGTGCATCAAGATAGATGAACTGTCAGAATATGCATTTTCGTATGATCTTGATAATGATTTGATAATTATCAATCCGAGACATCCGCAGTATGAAGAGGAGAACTACAAGCATGTGCTGGCGCATGAAATAGCCCATAGAATTGATCATAATGAGTATGGCAGTCCCATGTATGCTGAATTCGCAGAGGCAATAAAAAATACAGAAAACAAAATATTGCAAAAAAAGGAGAAGTATCAACGGAGACTTGCTGTAAATGGTGATTTAGAGTACAATTACTTCATCAGTGATATAATGTCATGCATAACAGACAATGTGATTACAGGAGTATACAGACATGAATCACAATACATAGGTAAACCCGGATATGCGGAGTCGGAGATATTTGCGGATATATATGCTGCATTGTATCAGTCGGATGATATAACTGTAGAATTCATAAAAAGTGAATTGCCAGAGCTATATGAAGCATTTATGAAAGTGCTAAAGAGGTAATTATGTTCAAAAAAGAATTTGTTGAAAAAATGAAAAACGATGAGGAACTGCAGGAGTTGCGCAGGAAAGTATTATCCTTCTCCGAAAAAATGGGAGATGCCGCATACATCATCGGAAAAGATAAAAGCTATGAGGATTATAAAGAACGTTTGCGAAGAATGGTAAAAGAACATGAAGCCACCGGTCAGTAGATTGGTGGTATTTTTATCTCGAAAAAAGAAAATTGCACCGGTGCAACAAATAATCTGGAATCAACACGCTTCATGGCGTGTTTTTTTATGCCCAAACACGAGCAAGGCAATAAACTGCAGCGTGACCGGAGACACCGAAGACAATGGATCGCAGTAAGGGTGACACCCTCAAAATGGAAAGGAGCACGTTATGTTTTACAAGACAGTAAGAAGATTCTTAGACCCCGATGGAAGCCAGGGCGGAGCACCGGCAGGAGAACAGACTGATCAGCAGTCACAGCAGAATGCAACACCGCAGATTGACTATGGGAAAATCCAGCAGATGTTGGATGGAACGCTTGCGGCAAAAGAGGATACGGCATTGAAAGCCTATTTCAAGCAGCAGGGACTTTCCCAACAGGAGGTGGAACAGGCTATAGCAACCTTCAAGGAACAGAAGGCGGCAAATCAGCCGAATGTGGAAGCATTGCAACAGCAGGCTGCAACCGCAGCAGCTGAGGCAAGACAGGCACAGATCCAGCAGGCAGCGACGATGGCAGCAGTCGGACTGGGAATCAGCGTAACATCCATTCCCTATGTACTGAAGATGGCAGATTTCAGCCAGACAGTAGGACAGGATGGAAAGATCAGCAATGAGAAACTTACGGAAGCCCTGAATAAGGTGTTGGAGGATATTCCTGCATTAAAGCCGCAGGAGACAGATACTACAGGTTTCCTTCATGTAGGGACAGGCGGAGATCCTTCGCAGCATACACAGCAGGCAACCGTACAACAGCAACAGACACCGACCAAAAGATGGAATCGGTGGAACTAAGGAAAGGAAGGTATAAGATATGCCTAATTTAAACTATGCACAGCAGTGGAGTCCTGAACTCCTGCAGATTCTGATGCAGGGAGCGTTAACCTCTCCCTTCATTACATCTAATGTAAGATGGCTGGATGCGAAGACATTCCACTTTACACAGATGAGCACCACTGGTTATAAGAATCACAAGAGAACCGGTGGTTGGAACATGGGATCCTTCGATCAGACAGATGTTCCGTTTACAGTAACCCATGACAGAGACGTTCAGTTCCTGGTAGACAAGGCAGATGTGGATGAGACCAACGCAACTGCATCCATGCAGAATATCTCCAGAACCTTCGAACAGACTCAGGTAGTGCCTGAGACAGATGCCCTGTTCTTCTCCCGTGTGGCACAGGTGGCACAGAAGACAGAGGGATATCACAGCCAGACCGCTATTTCTGCTTATACTAAGGCAAAGGTATTCGGAATGCTGAAGGACATCCTTGCGAAAGGAAAGTTGAGACGGTATAAGGCAAACGGCAGCCTGCTTATGTATGTGGCCAGCCCTATTATGGATGCACTGGAGCAGTCTACAGAATTTACCCGTAAGATTGAACTTACGCAGATCGCTGAGGGCGGTATTGGTATCGAGACCAGAGTAACGGAAATTGATGGCGTTCCCATCATGGAGGTTATTGATGATGAGCGTTTCTATGATGCTTTCGACTGGGAGCCTGCTGAGGGTGGATTTGCTCCTCTGAAAAAAGTTGCAGCAGACAGCACGCATAATATCGAAGCGGTAACCGGAGCTCATAAGATCAATGTACTGGTGGCATGCGGACAGACCTGTAAGACGGTTCCCAAGATCGCTTCTATCTATTATTTCAATCCCGGAACACATACCGAAGGAGACGGATACCTGTACCAGAACAGATCTCTGTCTGACACTTTTGTATTCCCGAATGGTCGTGACGGTAAAGTGGATAGCGTCTATGTAGATGTGGATACCACGGAGTACACCGGGGAGTAAGGAGGGCATATGTCCTATAAACCTTATGTAAGAAAAGAAGAGTACACAGAGATCTATAATGGCAGCGTGATTCCTGACGAAGAGCTTGAAAAGGCACTCCGTCAGGCATGCCGACATATTGACAGCCTGACATTTAACCGGATTGTGGCTGCAGGATTCGATCATCTGACAGCTTTTCAACAGGAGACGATAAAAGAAGTTGTCTGCCTGCAGGCAGATTTCGAATATGAGAATGCAGATGAAATCAATACGATTTTATCCAGCTATAGCATAAATGGAGTATCCGCACAGTTCGGAAGTTCCTGGAATGTTTTCATGGAAAAAGGTATTGCCATGAAGCGGGATGTCTATTCGTTGCTGATGCAGACGGGTCTGTGTTGCAGAATTGCGAGGTGATTCCATGAAATATCCGTGTCTGGTGCCCAAAAGATTATGCAAGACAGATATCTCCGTTGCGATAGATCAGGAAGGACTGAACAAATACGGGGAGCCATTGAAGCCGGTGGAATATTCTGGAAAATGTAACTATCAGGATAAAGCCAAGACTGTGCTGACATCGGAGAAGAAACTCATAGAGATTACAGGGACAGCATTGTTTCCCGGAGATATATGCCCGGAGCTTACGGTCATATCAGGAGGCAGTGCGGTGATATTCGGTGCAAAACGCAGGATTCTTGAGGGCCGTAAGGCGAGAAACCCGGATGGAACAGTCAACTATACGGAGGTGCTGCTGATATGATCAGTGTAAATTCTACAGTAAAACTGAATTTTCCGAAGATTCAACAGCTCACAAGAGCACAGGTGGTGGCTTTAGAGCAGACCGCTGAGGCGTTGCATACCAATGTAGTGCAGGCACAGGTGTTCCCAAGGGATACCGGCAATCTGCAAAACGAGAGCACTTTTGTTGATTATTCGGAGAGCAGCCAGGGAAAAGTCAGTATCATATCCAGCACACCCTATGCAAGACGGCTTTATTTCCACCCGGAATATCATTTCCAGAAGACGGAGAACCCGAATGCAAGAGGCGAATGGTATGAGGACTGGATCTCTGGGAAAAAATCAGAGTACTGCCAGAAAGCATACAAACAAATATACAGGAGGATTGCCGGATTATGATGTTATCGGATGTGCGGGATTATGTGGAATCCCTTGAACTGGCAGACCATGTATATATGGGAAGCCTGCCGGACAAGCAGGAGAAGTCCATCGGTGTTTATAACAGCAAACATCAGCAGGAGTATAAGACAGCATTAGGAGGACCACAGCTTGCATCTTACGGGACAAAATATGTCACCCTGTTGATTCACTGGAATAATTCGCCGAGAGAATCAGAAAAGGCAGCCATGACAGCATTTGATGCGGTGAAGGCTGCAAGAAATGTAACGGTCAACGATCAGTTGATAAAATTTATACAGCCTCTTTATGAACCACAGGATGTCGGAAAAGATGATGCCGGTATCTGCGAATGGGTCATAGAGATGGCTGTTATTTATGAGAAAGGAAAAGGTGAAAAAGAATGAGCACACCTATTACAGGAGTATATCCATGCTATGAAAACCAGTTCCAGATCAATGCGGCAGCAAGCGGTGTAGAAAAGAAAATGGTTGATATTGCGGACTGCGAGACATTCAGTGTATCTTTCGATAATGGAGTAGAGGAATGGCATCCGTTTACAGAAAAAGGATGGGTGAGACGCCTGCTTACCAGTAAGGGAGTTACCATATCCGTAACTGCAAAACGTAACGTAGGAGATGCCGGTAATGATGCTGTAGCAGCACTTGCGTGGGTAAACGGCCGCTCTGCAGAGAAAGATGTCCAGTGGACATTCCCCGACGGAACCGTGGTGCTGTTTGCCGGAGCAGTCGTGAACGTAAAGAACATTGGAGCAGGAGACTCTACAGCTGTGGCACCGTTGGAATTCGATATTATGAGCAATGGAAAACCTGAGATTACTCCCGCAGCATAAAAACAGGAGGCTATTATGGCAAAGAAAATCGTAGATATTACAGAAAAGCTGAGTTTTGACGAGAACCCGGTATTGAAGATTAAGGATGTTACCGTAGAAGTAAATTCCGATGCAGCCACTGTGCTGAAGATCATGGGTATTTTTTCGAAGGGTACATCAGCTAAAGAAGTGTTGGCGGTATATGAACTGATTTTTAATGAGAAGGATCGGAAAAAGATCGATAAACTGAATCTCCAGTTCAAGGATTTCCAGACAATCATCATGGCAGCAGTAGACACGATCACGGGAGACGAAGAGCCGGGAGAGCAGTGACCCGTACTATGATCTGATCGGAGATTACAGTCTGATCGTATCATCCTTCCAGGCGCAGTACGGGATTCGGCTGTCAAAAGAAATTGATACCATGAAGTGGGATGAGTTTAGGGATCTTCTTATTGGAATCGGACCGGAGACACCGCTGGGACGGATCGTAGCAATCAGGGCCGAGGAGGATAAGGATATTTTAGACCATTTTACTCCGGAACAACACAGAATCAGGAATGAATGGCGTGCAAACAGAGCAAAAAAGGTAGCACCTGATAATATGGCAGCAGTACTTGATCAACTGAAGAATGCGTTCATTTCTCTGGCAGGGGGCGATATACATTGAAAAAGTAGATAAGAAAAAAGTAGTGTGTCCTTACTGTGGGCATCCGGTGAATGCAATGCAGACGGAAGATGCACATTGCAGGGGAATTTATTTCCGATGTAAAAATAAGGACTGTAAAAAGATTTTTGAGTTGAAGTTATAAGACGCTGTGCCGATGTGCCTGTCTTAGAAGGCAGGCTGGTTATGAGTGAAGCTACAAGCGTTGGACAGATCGGATTAGATCTGGTCGTAAATAAAAAGGACTTTAATAAGCAGATGAGCGGCATCCAGAGCCTGGCTACGAAAGTAGGTAAGAAACTGGCTGCCGCTTTTGCTGTAAAAAAGCTCGTAGATTTCAGTGAGAAGTGTATCGAACTGGGATCAGATCTGAGTGAAGTGCAAAATGTTGTGGATGTAACATTCCCGGCAATGTCGAAGCAGGTAGATAAATTTGCGCAGAATGCCGCAACTGCATTTGGACTGTCCGAGACGATGGCCAAGAGGTACACAGGAACCTTCGGTGCAATGGCCAAGGCTTTCGGATTCAGCGAGAAGCAGGCATACAATATGTCTACCACTCTGACAGGACTGGCGGGAGATGTGGCATCTTTTTATAACATATCTCAGGACGAAGCATATACAAAGCTGAAATCGGTATTCACTGGAGAAACAGAGAGCCTGAAAGATCTTGGTGTCGTCATGACACAGACGGCACTGGATGCCTACGCTATGGCCAACGGCTACGGGAAGACCACTGCGGCTATGTCGGAGGCAGAAAAGGTAGCCCTACGGTATTCCTTTGTTCAGAGTAAACTGGCGACGGCATCTGGGGACTTTATGCGGACTTCTGATGGCTGGGCCAATCAGGTCAGAATCCTGAAGCTGCAGACTGAGTCTTTTATGGCGGCAATCGGTCAGGGGCTAATCAATGTCCTGACACCAGCTATCAAGGTTATCAATACCCTGATGGGGAAATTGGTACAGCTGGCGAATGTATTTAAAGCGTTTACAGATAAATTTGCCGGAAAGAAAGGTAATGATGTAGCCACAGGGATGGCGGCCGCGGAGGATGCGTCTGCCGGGATCAGTGATAATATTAATGCCGCAGGAAAAGCAGCTAAAAAGTTAGGCGGATTACTTCAGTCGGATGAACTGGATTTACTCTCCCAAAAGACAGATTCCTCTTCGGCATCCGGAGGATCTGCAGGAATAGATATCGCTGGTTTGCAGACTTCCACGCAGGAGGCTGAAGCCAGTGCGGATAAAATTTCGAAAAAACTCTCTGACGCATTCAAGATTCCCGGTGTCAAAAATTTTGCAGATCAGTTCAACAATGGTCTGAAAAAGATTGATTTCGGAAATCTGAAGGATAATTTTTCAAGAATCATGGCTCAGATGGATCCATTGGCCAAAACTACAGTCAGAAACATTGAGACAATCATGGATCCGCTGGGAGGATATCTCGGAAACAGAATCGGAAATAAGATTGCTGTTACAGCCAAAGCGGTAGACCTGGGGCTGGATGGAATTGCAAGCTATCTGGAGCGCAACAGGAAAAAGATAGAATCCTGGAGCAGTGATGTAAGCCAGTCTATTGCGAACGGATTTACTAATCTTACGGATATCAATGAGCAGATATACAATAATCTGCTCGGGGCACTGGATAAAGCAGGACCTGATATTGTAAACGGAATCAATGATATTCTGACAGGCTGTACTGGATTTGGAATGTCACTGGGAACAATCTTCGCAGAAGGGTTTGAAATTTCCACAGAACACACATCCCAGTGGATGAAAGACAATCAGGAACTGATAGAAGGTACGCTCACGGATCTGTTTGATTTCGGTGTAGAATGTGCTTCGCTGGTAGGAGAGATTGTGGGAGGACTTGGTAGTTCTCTTACGGACTGGTGGGAGTCTCAGGGAAGCAGTACTTTTGGAAATATTGTAGATGCCTGGAATGATATCAAGAAAACGGTTTTAGAACTGTGGAATGATATTGCGATGCCGGTACTGAATCATGCCAAGGAAGCGTTACAGGAACTATGGGAAGAAAATCTCAGACCACTATGGGACAACATTCTTGATCTGATCAGCTCAGTAGGTGATTTCCTTGCAGCCGCGTGGAGTACCGTAATCAAACCAATTATCGGGTATCTGGCACCGACAATCAAGCAGGTGGCAGACATTGTGATAAACATCATGAGTACCGTATTCGCAACCGTGTCAGACATTATATCTGGAGCCATGAAAATACTGGGAGGACTGTTGGACTTCCTCACCGGAGTGTTTACAGGCAACTGGAAAAAGGCATGGGAAGGCTTGCTGAAAATACTGGACGGCATTTGGCAGCAAATCTGGGGAGTGATTAAGGGAGCATGCAACCTGATCATTGACGGTGTGAATGCCATGATTTCACTGATATATTCTACACTGCGCAATGTGGTAAATGGAATCGGAAGCGTTGCAAAGAAGGCAGGAGATCTGGTTGGAAAAGACTGGGGCTTCGAAATGCCGAGTGATCCACCGCAGATACCTAAATTGTGGAATGGTGGATATGTCAAGGCTAATACGCCACAGCTTGCTATGATCGGTGATAATAGGCATCAGGGAGAAATTGTATCACCGGAAGATAAGTTACAGAAAATGGCATTAAGCGCAGCACAGGCAGCAGCGGGATCGGGAGGATCCATATCTGCGGAAAAGCTGGATAAGATCATTACATTGCTGGAGACTATCATCAGAATATTGGCGTCAGGCAATACGATAGAAATCAATGGCGTAAAATTTGCGGAACTACTGAAAAAGATAAACAGGGAGTACTTTAAGGCAACTGGAAATTACCTGTTGCTGGATGTATAAGGAGACAGCAGGATGGCATTTCAGGCATGGTTATTAAAAGTGGGAGATACTGATATTTCAAAGTATGTAGATATTGAGACCTATAAGGTGAGTCCGGATCAGCGTGCAGATCTGGACTCTGACAGAAATGGTTTGAATATTTTATACCGGGAAGTTGCAGATCATTATACAACAAAAATTGAGTTCAATACGATTCCACTGGAAGCATGGGAAATGACAGAATTTCTACAAGCAATGGAAAAAGCGTACATAAAGGAGAAGGAAAGAAAGGTTATTGTAACTTATTTCGATGTAAATACCGGAGGATATAAATCGGGAGAAATGTATGTACCAAATTATACAGTAGAGACAAAAAGTTGGAATGGTATGGAATTATGGTATAAGCCATTACGTGTTGCGTTCCAGGAGTATTAAGAGGGAATGATAGATTATAAATATAAAGATTTTTATAATGATACATCTGTATCCAAAAGAATGCAGATACAATGTAGTGACGGGAGTGTACTGAATGAAGATGACTGGAAAGGTGAAAGCGCAGAGCTTACCGAGAGACTATGCTCAGAAAGTGAACTAAGTTTTGGCAGGTGTGAGGCGAGTACTTTTAAACTGAGAGTCAGGGAACGAATAGTACCTCTTGCCGGAAAAAAGATAACCGTATCCGTAACATTGGAAGGAGCCGAAGAGGCTCCTTTTATGATGGGAGTTTATAAAGTAGATTCTGATGTACCTACAGCAGATAGAAGATATAGGGATATTGTAGCCTACGATGCTATGTATGACATTCTTAATGCTGAGACCTCTAAATGGTATAACGGCCTGACATTTCCAATGACGCTTAGACAGTTCAGAGATAGCTTTTGTGTTTATGTCGGTGTGGAACAAGAAGAAATCACACTGGTCAACGATGATATGGTGGTAGAAAAAACTATCGATCCGGGAGAGCTCCCGGGGAAAACGGTTATTGAATCCATCTGCGAGATTAACGGATGTTTTGGGCACATCGGTAGAAATGGAAAACTGCAGTATGTGGTGCTGGAACAGATGATCGAGGGTCTGTACCCCGCAGATGATCTGTATCCGGCAGATGACCTTTACCCTGCGAATCCGGTGGGGACCACGGAGGTATCCAAAAGTAATTACATCTCCTGCCAGTATGAGGACTTTGTTTGTCAGCATATTACTAAGCTGCAGATCCGCCAGGAAGAAAATGATATCGGGGCAATCTCCGGTACCGGGAATAACGGTTATATTATCGAGGATAATTTTTTAGTATACGGCAAGTCTGCGACGGATTTGCAAACGATAGCTGACAGAGTCCTTAGGGTAATCGGTGTCGTATGGTACCGACCAGCACAGGTAGAAGCCCGAGGTAATCCCTGCTTGGAGGTAGGGGATGGCATCTTGTTGCACACGACTCGGGAGACCATTTATACCTATATCCTGCAGCGCACATTAAAAGGCATACAGGCACTTCGTGACAGCTATACGGCGGAGGGCGAGGAGTACAGGACCGGACAGGTTAATGGACTGCAGAAGCAGATTATCCAGTTAAAGGGAAAAACCAACACACTGACTAGGACGGTGGATGAAACTCGTCTGGAAATGAAAGATATCAACCAGAACCTGTCCACGCAGATCAGCATCAATGCACAGCAGATCCTTACCAAGGTATCCAAGGACAATATCGTTTCAGAGATCAATCAGACTGCGGAAAGCATCAAAATTAAGGCCGAGAGGATAGATCTGGTCGGTATCGTAAATGCAGATGAGATGGTAGTCAAGTATGCGACTATCGATACCCTGAATGTGACAAAACTGGAATTGAACAACCTGATTGCCACCAAGGCAACCATTGACTCTCTGAATGCCGTCAGTGGCCGCGTGGGGAGCTTGGAAGTAGATCATGTGACAGTCTCTGATCTGAATGGTGTAAGCGCCCGTTTGGGAACGGTAGAAGCCAACTATATCAGTGCCGGAACCGTAAAGGCTAATTACATGGAAGTAGCCAACTGGACATCCTCCGGTGTAATTAAAGCGGACAGAATCAGCGCTGCGACTATCGTAAATAAGCTATCAAGCGTTGATCTGGTCAGCGTAAGAGCAATGGGTGTCAGCGGGTACATGAATTATAAAGGTACAGTAGTTGCGTGGAGAACAAAAACCATTAGTGGGACTGTTATAACTTATTTGGGACCGGAGGATTAAGAATGAGCAATTTAGAAATCAGGGAATTTAGTCAGGCAATTATAAACTTTGTGGATAGTTCCGGGTTGCCGGAGGAGGTCAAGCGTATGGCTCTGCAGGAGGTGCTGACACGTCAGGAGCAGAAAGCCAGGGATGCATTACTGGCGGAGATTGCGGCTCGGGATGCCGAGGAGCAGGAGGTGAAGCAGGATGCAGAAAGCGTATGACTGGGAAGAGAACTATTGGGAGAATAAGCCATCGACCAAGACGCCAGTAAATAAAACCAACTTGGACAAGCTAAGTAATGCGACTCGCACTATTGATGAGCGTGTGATTACTCTGGACCTGACTAAGCTGTCAAAGATAGAAGCTAATGGGATGATCACGGGTATTACTCTTAATCAGGATACCGGAGATATTACGATTACGTATTATTCTGGTGCAAGTAGTGTTTTGCATACTCTGATGGCTCAGATTGCCATTAACTTCGGATACGATCCAGTTACTGAGCGGCTTATCATTTACTTAAAGGACGGAAGCGAACAGTACATAGATCTGTCTGCACTTATTACGCAGTTTGAATTTCTTGATTCGGACACCGTTTACTGGTCCATTGGAGATGATGGAGAAGTAAAGGCAGACATCAAGAACGGAAGCATTACTGCAGATAAACTGCAGCCGAACTATCTTGCAGACATCACAGTGCAGGCAGAAACAGCAACACAGCAGGCATCTGCGGCGGCATCATCTGCAGCACAGGCCAAGATAGATGCGGATCGAGCAGAATCGTATGCAAAAATCACTGAACCTAAGTTCTATCTGGATGAAACCACGATGAACCTTTATATGAAGGATGGCGCAGGAGTGGATTTTGTAGTAGTTGATAATGTTTTATATTGGAAGGTAGCATAAGGAGGACAATGACATGGCAGCACCGGAAGGTTACAATGCTCTCGGAAAAATCGGAATATCTTACAAAGGAGATTACGACTCCAATACCACATATGAGCGACTGGACGCGGTTGAACATAATGGCAGTACATATCTGGCTATCAAAGATGCTCCGGATGGAGCACCGAGGGATGATAAGCTCAACTGGATCTATTTGGCCAAGGGATTTAGTGGAGACATCGGAGACTCAGAAATCGCGTTTACTGAGGCGGAGAACCGCGAGAACATTAATACGGGCGAGAGCGTAAAGACGGTCTTTGGCAAGATTAAAAAGTTTTTTGCGGACTTGACCGCACCGGCATTTGCACAGATGATCACATCCAAGGATGATCTGCTGGCTACTAAGGCTACCGGCTATGTGCCGGATGCCAAGGCGGTAGCGGATGCCGTTAGTGAGGTAAATGGCAAGTTAGCAGTACAAGATGCTAGCGCACGGTTAAATCCAATTAATGGGTCATTGACATATTCTCAGTTGCGAAAATACGGGAAAGTAGTAACTATATCTTTTAGGCTAACAGATTGCGATATACCATATGGTACTGTTATATGTACTCTGCCAGAAGGTTATATACCATCTACTACGTGGATATCCATTTTTGGTCAAGTGTACGATGGATCATCTTGGATTTCTGGATCAATCACAATCGACCTAGGTGGAAACATAAGACAAGAAATCACGCAAAACAATACTAAAATGTGTATTTTTAGTGGTGCATTCATTACAGATTAATGGATGCAAATGCGAGATTATATGTTCCAGTTGTACCAAATATTACACTATCACCTGCGGAAAATGGTATACATACAGCTGTAGGCGTATCTGCCGTTGTACACAATGCCAGAAAATAATTGGGTTGTTTGCCTGATCGAACAGATGCCCACCCATTTATTGCACCCTGTATAGTGCCTATTACATAACCATTTGTCTGGCACAGGTAATTACTCTGTATATTTACAGCTGATTTATAATCTGGAGTCATTAACTTGCCATTTAACGTAGTAGATCAGATGGTGGGCGCAGCCACAAGAGCGCCAGAAAGGAGCCCACATGGGTTACATAAAATTTAAAAATAAAAAGACCGTACAGCTGGTCGTAGTATCAGAGGAGAGTCCACATGTGATCCGGATCACCGGAGACAATCTCGTAGTAAATACCAATGGCTTCCGCCTCTATCTGGACGCAGACTGCAAATATCCGTTGGATAATGGCGAGTATGCGGCATACACAACTTTATTCCGCAAGGGTGACGGCTGGTATGAGCTGTCCGATGACGGATCCGTATATATTGAGCCGGTTGCACCAGTGCAACCTGAACCGACCGAAGAGGAGCTTGCAGAGCAGGCACGACAGCAGCAGATCAGTCAGTTGACAGCGCAGATTGATGACCTTAAGACCCGGATCGCTGCCAGCGACTATAAAGTCATCAAAACATACGAGTATACTCTTCTCGGTGAGCAGACCGAGTATGACATGGAGACTGTCCATGCAGAGAGACAGGCTCTCCGGGATCAGATCAACACCCTGGAGACCCAGCTTGCAGATCTGACCACAACTGCAGAGTAGGAGGTTGCCTATGAGAGTGAGAGACGGTCCTACCACAATTACATAGTAACTATTGAGCCGTGAGCCGATTACTTCCCTTCCGGGAGGTGACCGGCTTTTATAATTATAATGAGAAAGCGAGGTCTGTATTATGGACAAAGTAAAAGCAACTGTGATTGCAGCATTATCTGTGTTAATGAGTTGGTTGGGGATTCTGGCAATACCGGTATTATTACTGGTGGGATGTAACGTCATTGATTACATTACTGGACTGATGGCAGCGAAATTTCGACAGGACGGAAAAATCAGCAGCTATAAGAGCGTTAGAGGGATTACCAAAAAGGTATGTATGTGGATGCTGGTTATTGTTGGATCATTTATGGATATTTTAATCCAATACGCAGTAGAGGTTGCGGGACTGGGAATTACAATCCCTTTTGTGGTAGCCACTATAGTGGCGGTATGGTTAGTGGTAAATGAGATCATTAGTATCCTCGAAAATTTGGTGGACATCGGAGTTGATTTGCCTCCCTTCCTCATGCCGGTCGTGAAATATATTAAAAAGCAGGTAGAGGATAAAGCAAAGTTGGCAGAACAGGAGGAATAGAAGCCATGATGAAAGGTATTGACGTAGCAAAATGGAACGGGAACATCGACTGGAATAAGGTGAAGGCGGCAGGTGTAGAATTTACAGTCCTGAAGGTTATCAATAAGTCCAACAAGACCGAAGAGGCATTTATCAGGAACTATGCTGGAGCAACTGCACAGGGACTGCCCATTGATGTTTACAATTATCTGTACACCATAACAGAAGCGGCAGCGAGAGAAGCGGCCAAAGCAGTGGTAAACACACTCGCAGGTAGAAAGGTCGGCAAGGTGTGGGCGGATGCTGAGAATACCTGTCTCAAAAACAAAGGTATTAAACTGATCAGAATTTTGAATGCCTACAAGGAAGTGATCGAGGCAGCAGGCTATGAGTTTGGGGTGTATACCGGGTTGTCCTTTTATAACAGCTATATTAAACCGTACAAAGATTATATTGACTGTGATTTTTGGATCGCACGATACCCGTCCACTAAGGATATGACAATCACTATGGATCCACCTGCATCCAAAAAACCGGCCATCTGTCATAATCTTTGGGGCTGGCAGCACTCTAGCCGTGGCAGAGTGCCTGGCATCGGCGGATATGTAGATCTGGATATCTGCTATACAATGGTGGGCAGTAATGGTACCGTGCAGTCTACCACGGCATATTATCCCAGATATACCGGTACATCCGGATCCATCGTGGCGGCACTTAATGCCATCGGAGTAAACTCCGGTTATGCCACTCGTAAGCTGATTGCGAAAGAAAATGGTATTACTGGCTATGTAGGATCTGCGAAGCAGAATACACAGATGTTGACACTGCTGAAAAATGGTAAGCTTAAAAGAATCTGATTAGAGGAGACGGAGAACATGAAGGTGTGTTCTCCGTCTTTTATAATCGTAAATGCTGCATCATAGCGAAATGTTGACAAATGTGTCAAAAAAATGTATATTGTATATACAGAAATGTATATACATCATTTTAATGTAAGACAAAAGAAATTTCACAATTTGTTCGCTTGTATGTTCTGTGAACATATAGTAGACTAAGGAATGCACCTTTTCAATTGTGGAGCGAAAGGAAAATGTGGAATGAAGACATTATTTACTGAGGCATTTGTTAAAGGTTTTGTTAGGGTGTTGGACTTAAGCGGTACGAAAGAATGGCCAGAAATATCAGATGGAATGCAGTCTGATTATGAGGCACTAAGGAAAGATTGGGAAAATGTCGGAGAAAACATCAGAAAATCCAAAAGAAACTGTAGTAGAGTCTGAAGAAACGCCAGTAGAGAACTCTAAGGAACTAAATCAGTTAGCAAATGATATTTCTAAGGAAATTGAGCACGTAGAGAATGAAGAAAATGCGACTGGCAATGTTGAAGAACATTTAGATAATTATGAAAAAGTAGCTACGGTTGTAACTAGGGTGATGGCAAGAGAATTTAGGGGACCTATTCCGGCTCCAGATATTTTGGCTGAATATGAAAATATTTCACCTGGATTTGCAGATAGGATTATTTCTATGTTCAATAGTCATCCGAGATTCCCGTTTTGTAAACGAGTTTCACATTTTGAAAGC